ATAACTCTGTACTACGTTACAATTTATTTATATCAGATCTCGCCACCCTTAGGCATTTCGGGTGCCTCAGTTGCAGATCCATCTATTTCTGGTTCAACAGGAACCGCTCCCATCTCACCATTTATTGCATTTGGATCTTGAAAAGGCAGTCCAGTTGCAGGATCGATAGTTGCAGGATCTGGAATAACTCCTTTCTTAATTTCTTTTTCAATCAATTGATCCTGCTCTAAAATTTCTTCATCGGTCTGACGTAGAATCTTTCTTCTCAGATAGTCTTGAGAGAAATACTTACCAACATATGGTTCTGCAGTTGCAACCATGTTGAGTCTCTCAGTAAGAAGTTCAGAATCCTTGAGCTCAGAGAAGTGATTATCATATAGGAAGTCATATTGAATATGCTGTTCCATCACTTCCCAATCTTCAGGAGTACAAACGTTTTTAAGAATGAGTTGAGTCTTGAGCATATCATTAAACATGTTCGAGAATCTCTTTCTTAAACGTCCGACAAACTTAGTAAACTTCAGTTCATCTCTCAAGATTTCAGAAGATCTACCCAGATTGAATCCTCCTTCTCCATCCATGCGAGACGGCGGCACATTAAGGGACCTGTAAAGTTTTTTCTTAAAGTATTCAATATCTGTAATCTCTCCGAGGTTTTGACCTCCAGGAAGAGTAGTAATTTCAGTTCCACGTCCACCTTCTCTTCTGGGCAACCAGAAGTCTTCAAGCATAGACATATGCTTTTTCTCATCTTTGATTTCTCCAGTGGCTGCATCATATACTAGTTTATTTCTATAGCGAGACATCACGTCACGCAGATATTGTTCTGCTTTAATCTTAGGCAGATTACCAACGTCAATATAGAAAATTCTACGCTCGGGTGCTCTTGATAGTCTGTAAATAACAAGACTATCTTCAATCATTCTAAGTTGATTGAGAGATTTGATTGCTTTGTGCAGATATGATAATGTAGTTCCTTTGTTTCTATCTACCAGACCCGAAGTGCAGTATGAAATTGCATCCTTTGCTATTTTAATTCCAGACTGATTGGTAGATCTTTGACCTACTGGAGATGTATTGCTATTTCCCTTTGGATTATAAATGAAATATTCTTCAATCTCAGGCATCTGAAGTTGCCCTTCAGCTCTTGGATTGTTTATTGCCTGAAGTGCTTTATCTTTATCTTGCTTTTTTTGTTGTCTGATATATCGCATTTTCATTGCGTCGATATATCGCAACTCTTGAATTCCGTCTTGTGGATTTTTTAAATCAATTACTTTATGGTAATATATTCTTCCGTCAACGTACCAATTTCTATAGATCTCATGAGATTTTTTATCGAAGTCAAGAAGATCTAGAATAGTTTTAAATTCTTCTCTTACTTTTTTCTTTATACCGTCACTTGCATTCAGGTTATCAAGATCAATTTGAACAGGAACATCATTAGAATCCGAGACAATTGCTTCATTAACAATGTCTTCAACAGCACTATCCACCTCAGGATGCAGAGCCATTTCTCTGTATCTCTTAATTAAATCAAATTCTGTTCTGAATACTCCTTCAATATCAACATAAGAACCGAAAAATCCGCTCGTTAGATAGTGATCAACCCCGTCCTCATTTGATTGAGGAACGGGGGATTGAACACTAGGCGGTTTTTGGTCGTTATCTTCTATTGAAAAACCAAATAACTTAGCCATTATTTAAATATGGTGATCGATTACTATACCTATTTATCAACTGATAGAAATACCAGCCTGATCAGTTGCACCACCACTAGATTGTGCAGATCCTGCAGTCCAATATTGGACTTGGAACTCAACAGTATACTCTTCAATGGTATCTCCAGTATCATAACTCAGATCAATCTGAGAAATATTTGTTGGGAAAATATCATTGAACATATATGTTCTTAGTGGTTTGATTGCAGTTCCTCCTGCAATATCACTATTTGTTGTGCTGTGACGACCCTTATCAGCACCTCTTCCTAACTGGTGAACAATCGCATTAGCCATGTAAGACGATGGTTGTGTAGCACCGGTGTTATTATCGAGTTTGCTGATTCCGTTCATCCATAGTTCAAAAGCACTTCTGAGTTTGAAGTCTTCATCATTGATAACGGTAACAGTCCATGTATCGAAAGTTCTGTCTCCAGCAACCTTCAGAATTCTACCTCTGAAAGGAACATCAATTGGAGCAACGTTGGAAGCGGGCAGAGCCGCTGCCTTGCATAAGAACTTGAAAGTATCGGCATCCCAGTCGATGCCGTCTGTAACTGCTGGAATTACTGGGATATCAACTTCAAATAGATTGGGGCGAGCGCCACCGCCCTGGAGGGCGGTTTTGAAGTCGGTGATTGTGCGTAAAGTAGACATTTTAGTTTCCTCCTAGGTTTCTATAATAAAATTATCAAACTCTACCAGCAACTTCTTCAAAACTTACACCCGTTCTCGTAGCAACGAAAGTGAGTGTAACGAAGTTGATTGACTTAGCAGGCTTCAGGAAGATGTCTGCTCTAAACTCATTGTTATCAACGATGTCTGGAGTGTTATTTGTTTCGTCACAAATAACAAGGAAATCATAAATTCCTCTCTTTGCCTGAACATCGCGGAGATATGGTTCTACGATGTTAACAAAGTTTGCTCTTGTGATTTGATCGTTGAGTTCAAAAAGTTGTGACTCTGCTGCTTTCTGTAGTGCTTGCTCAACTGTGAGGAAGAGGCGACGAACGTTGATACGATCGAATGCAGAAGAAACAGCAAGTGCAGTCTTATCACCGAAGAGAAGAATTCCAGAACCAGACTGATTAACAATAGAGTTAATTCTCTTTGGATAAAGTCTATCTCTTTGTGTTTTGGATGGATTAAATGCAAGCTTGATTGCATTATTCAATGTACCTCTCTGTAGACCAGCAGGAGAGAACCAAGGATAAGCAACAAGGTTTGTTCTTACCATTAGTCCAGCAACGTCTGCGTTAGTTGGAACATAGCGGAATCTATCATTGAATCTATCATACATGTACTTGTATCCAGTATCGAATACAGCGTAAGATGAAGATGTTAGTGAAGAATAGAATGAGATAACATTATCTGTTGCAGTATCACTATTTGCAACATCAACAACATCTGCCTTGTGTGGAGAAAGTGTCGCCATGCAATCTTTTCTCTGATTAGCAATCGAGATTAGATAGTTTGCTTTTGCCTTAGACTCATCTTTACTTGAGCATCCTGGTCCACCGATCAGGAAGTCAACTTCAATTTCATCTTTGTTGGAGAATAAAGAATATCCAGAAATCAACTCTCCGAGAGTTACCGTCATACCTCCTGTTGCACCATAGTCTGCACCAGAGGAAAGACTATAAGTTACAGAACCAATAGCATTAAAGGTAATACCTTGTGCTAACTGATTCCATGCTCCAGCACCAGTAGTAATTGGGGTCCAGGATCCAGTGAATCCAGTTGCTGTTGCAGTTGTACCATTTACAGCATCATCCTCATCTCCAAGGTTTGCTCCCTGATAAACATATTCTGATCTATCAGCGATGTATCCTTTGTAGTAAACTTTCAGAGGAGAATTTACTGCGGAAATTGCATCAGTAGACTTGGAAAGGAAGGTATGCTTCTCAAGAAGGTTTCCTTGAATTCCTGTTACTTTTCCTTCATCATCATAGATTGCGATGTGGAGAGAATCTCCAGATCCAGATCTTTCAGCGGAGAAGGTGCTTGTAACTGGTCTTGGTGCAATGTTCTTCCAATAAACTGTGGAGTTTGTAAGTCCAAGTGTCTGTTGATCATACCAGTCAACAACCGCAGAAGCAGTTTCTGTTGCAACTCCAACACCAGAAGAGTTTACAAATGTGACGCTATTTGTTGCAATAACTGATGCTCCAGTTACACCCTCTGCATATTCTACTGCAGTGAATGTGGAAGTAGCATCATCAACTCTTCCTAAGACTTTAAGATCTACTTTATTGTTAGCTGCGTCAACTCCAGTTACAATACCTTTGAGGTATCCAGTGAACGTAGTTGTTGTACCATCTGTTCCAGGAATTGTAACTCCTGAAAGAGTTACCTTGAATCCATTACCTACCGCAACTGTAGCTGCAGAACCAACTGTAACAGTTTGGTCTGCTAGGTTATCAATTACACAAACTTTAATTCCATTTCCCCACTCTCCAGGAGTCTTTGCGGCAAATGCCCAATCGACGCTATCTGAAGAATAGTTGTCTTGATAGTCTTCGTAATTTTTAATTTTTGGTGCAGTATGACCTGTGGATGCAAATCCTACGGATGCATTCTTCAGGTTGCTTCCATCAGTTCTTACGACTTTCAGTACGCCGCCGTATGAAAGAAAAGAAGATGCTGCAAGCCAGTATCCATATTGTCCATTATTATTACTTGGTTTTCCAAACTCTGCAATGAGTTCTTGCTCGGTTGCCACGTCAGTTGGATCTTCAACGGGACCGATTGGGAAGGGTCCAGCGATAGCACCAATATTATCTAAAACATTCTCAGCTCTTCCTACCGTAAGGTCTACTTCCCTGGTTAATACACCAGGAGATAATTGAGGAGTCGCCATGTTTTTCTCCTGTGATAGTTTCAGTTTAACTTGAAATATTTATTAAAAGCTGCATTTTCAGTGGGGAAATGTAGCGTGAACTACCAGTCTGGGTATGACCAATCAATAAATGGCGTTTGTTTTTTTCTGCTTTCAACAATTCTTTTTATGGTACAATCTTTACATTCATATGACCATGAAGATGGAACTGCTCCTCTATCTTTTCTTGTCCTATAAAAGTCTTCTATTAGATTCTTAGTCTTTCCACAAACTCTACACTTTCTTTCATTAAGTAGAAGGTGTCCGAGTTTTATCTGACTATCCAAATCCATTAGAACCATCTCCAAGGAAGCATCGAATAACCTAACATATTTAATACTGGTTCAAATGCTAATGCTAAAAGTGTGAACATCAACACTTCGATAAAAGCTTGTTTCCATAATGGTTGCTTTAATTTCCATTCTTTAAATTTATTTGGTTTACTTGCTAAAGCATATAAACCAGATTTTTTACCAATAACTTCTGCCCACCAATTTGGATCAACAACATTACTTAATAAGTTTAAAAATCTAATCATTGGTAATCCCACATATAAGACATATCACCATACTCACTGATCGATGCATTGGACCAACGATCTCCTTCAGCATCTACAAATGAAGAGTTATCTAATCCATCATCAATAAATCCAAAAGGAGCCATATCTTGTTCTATCTGATTTTTCTGTTCCTCATAAATTCTTTTTCTAACATCTTGATCGGTTAGTTCTTTGAAGTAATCCTGAACAACTAACCATGCATAGATTACAAGACACATTGCAAGGTCATCGTTACAACCTTCTTCTGCCTCAAACGATCCATGTTTCTGGATAAATGTGGTTAGTTCTGATATAATATCATAGTCATTAAAGTATAACTTATCTTCCTCAATCAAAGTCTTTAGGTTTAGAGATCCAACCTTTTTAACAGTCTTGGACATCTTGACTCCTAGTTGAGTCTTCTTACCCGAAAATCCTTGCCCGACAATCTGACCAGCACGTCCTCTCATAGAACACATGAGAACGTTTTGATACTCAAGATCATAGTGAAGTAGTGATGCTACTTGATCACCAATATCATTTACTTCACATAAAATGTATGCTTGATTATAATTTCTTGCTACTTCCCATATTATATTTGGGAATAACATAGGTTTGATTGTATTGTTTTTATATTTGGCTACTATTTTATGTGGAAACTCTGTAATGTCTACGCAAACAAATGCTGAGTAGTCTTCACTAACTCCCCTAGCAACGTCCACAGTCATTACATAGTCATGCCCTTCCACAGGTTGCTCATAGATATCTAAACCAGCACTTTGTTTCAATGGATTATCATAAACCATTGTCCTCAATTTACTAGGAGATATCAAAGTATCAATAGATCCTAAGAACTCACACTCAAACTCAACTTTGAACTGTTGCTCCGACGTGTTTGCAATCGTTTGTTCCTTCCACTTTGCATCACGTCCAGGAACTTCTGACCAATGGACATCAGTCGGAATATAATCATTCTTACCTCTTTCAGCATCATGCCACATGCGGTAGAAGTGATTCATACCGTGTGGGGTAGATACGATGATTACTTTGGTGCTTTGACCAGAAGTAATAGTAGGATAAACAGAGGCAAAGAACGAGTCAGCAATGTGATT